AGCTGGCTTTTATAGCTCATCCACATCGCAACGCGGTGCATTATGACTTTTTTTGATTTACATCCTTGTATGCATTGTAGATAGTCATTAATACTTCATCGATAGCATTGTCATCTAGTTTACCAAGTGACTTTTCTGGATCAGTAAATGCGTAGTTAAGTATCCAATCTAATACGTCAAAAAATTTAGCAGTGTCAATCTCACCTTCTTTGGTGATTGCTTTTACTTCTAATTTATGTAAATCTCTACGCGCTTTAAAGGTTATGTCTGGTACATCAAATGTACCATTGTCTGTTTTTACTTTCATTGTTCATCCTATTAAGATGAAAATGGCGTGATTTAAGCGATCGTGATTGAAATAATTGTTGCAGTTTCGCTTGCAGCAAATGCTCT